AATGGTTATATGCCCTGTGAGCTGCCACACCAAGAGGTAAGGATACATAAGAAAGGGCTGAAAAGAATTGATGCAAGCTACCATGTGTCGTTGTACCTGCAAGTTCATCTTCTTCCCGGCCGAAGTTACGAGACACAGTCATCAAATCACGAAAACCGCTAGAATTTGAAAGCTTCCAAGCCTCCTCCTGCTGTGGCAAGACGTTGACAACCCAGTTATACATGGAACCATGCCTCTCAAGTACTAGAGAGTCGTCCACAATGTCATCAACACACATGCCAACATCAGTACAAAAACCCCCTATAAATACTGGGTCATTAAAAACTAATGGAAAGCAATCAAAACTTGTAATATAACGACGCATCCAGTCCTCTATCTCATAAACTGCGCTAACAGGAATATCGTAGCGAGCTGAAAACCAATGCCGAGTGTTCATGTCAGGCTCAACTACAAGTCCACCAGTTATGCGGTACGGGTTCACATCATGTTTAGAGTAAAGAGCTTTCTTTCCGGAAGCCTCTCCAAGAGACACAATGATGCGCAACAGACACCCTATAATGGGTTGGTGCCCCGCTACAGGTAACATACTCTTAGCTGTACCATACAGATACTGGTGAAAATACTTGGGATGGTGTCCTCCATGGTTGACGCCCAATTTTGCCAACGCCCTGAAAGCTTTGATGCTATATCTCCATCCGCCTGCCACTGGTGCAAAACTACCGGAGCAAAATTCCACTTGTTCAATGGATTCTCTATGAAACACTTCAACTTTCATGCCAAACGCTGCATATCGGTCAAAAATAGTGGCTGCATCTATTTCTTCGTTTAAACCTATAACTCCATCATCGCCGTTCTGTAAAATTGAACATGAATTCCAATCTGTTTTAGTACAATACATTGCGATTAACATACCTGTTAAAGTATTTAGAGTAGAGGTAAGTCCGTGACCAGACGGACGGCCTCCTGGCTTAAACAATGAAACCCCGCGATTTTTAGTATGAGCTTTAAAGGTGCAGTGGTTGTTTATAACACTTTCCCAATAAGGTACAGTCTCTGCATCCACTATACCATCTAAAAATTCCTGCTCAATTGATAAAAATGCGGTTCGCATACACCCATCCCAGCTGCTAACATCAAACTCATAAACTCCTGTATATTCTGAAAACATCTTTTCCACAAAATTGCCAACATCGTCTGGAGTAGCGCCACTTGGATAATAGTGGTCAGTCTCCTTAGACAACACTGTACGTAAATACTTAG